ATGTTCTTCTGGTTCGACTTGGTGTTCACGGCATCTTTGTAACCCATGTACGGTGTGCCGGTCTCGATCTGGGACTTGAGGATCGCGTCCCACACCTGCCGAGCCTTGACCACCTTCTTGAACCGACCCTGGGCCACGTACGTCCGGTACAACTCGTTAAACTCTTCACCGTACACGTCGGGTAGACCCGGGCACTCATGAGGGCACATCAGATGCCACTCTTCGTCCTTCTCCACCTTTTCCATGAAAAGGTCGGGAACCCACATGGCCGTGAAGAGGTCCCGGCAACGCATCTCCTCGTCGCCCTGGTTGAGGCGTAGCTCAAGAAACTCCATGACGTCGGCGTGCCACGGCTCCAGGTAGATGGCGAAGGAACCCTTGCGCTTCCCGCCACCCTGGTTCACATACCGGGCGGTGTTGTTGAAGACACGGAGCATAGGCACGATACCGTCAGCCACGCCGTTTGTGCCCTTGATGGGAGTTCCGTTCGCCCGGATGTTCGAGCAGTGGATACCGATGCCCCCAGACCATTTGGAAATGTGCGCACACTCTTTGAGCGTCTCGTAGATGCCCTCGATGCTGTCATCCTTCATGGCCACCAGGAAGCAGCTCGAGAGCTGTGGATGGTTTGTGCCAGCGTTGAAAAGCGTGGGTGTCGCATGAGTAAAGTACTTGCGAGACATGAGGTCATAGGTCTCCCGGACGCGGCGGAGACACTCCGTTGTCTCCGCCCCGTGTATGCCGACCGCGACGCGCATAAACATGTACTGGGGCGTCTCGCCCTCGTTCAGGTAGCCCCGCTGGAGCGTCTTGATTCCAAAGTACCCAAAGTCATAGTCGCGCTTCGTATCGATCCACGCATCCATCTCGAGACTCAGGCACTTCATGAAATAGTCACTGACGATGCCCTTGGCGTGTAGAGCGACCATGGCATCGCTAAAAGTCTTGGGGCAATTCTTTTGAAGATTTGAAACCGTGACGCGCATAGCCAAAGTCTCATAGTCAGGATGTTCGGTGATCATCGCCACGGCCACTTCGGCCGTCAGGTTATCGATTTCCGATGTGGAGATCCCATCATACATGCTCTGGAAAACCTTCTGGGCCACCTTATCCGGCTGGACGTTCAGGGGCTCGAACTCCGGAGCCTGATTTAGTTTTGAAATTCGCTTGGTCACCTTGTCGAAGAGCATCTCGACCACATCTCCCGACCTCTTGACAACCTTCATTGTGTAATAAGCGTCGGCTTTTTTTATCCTCGTCTAACATCAAATGAGCACCCGTCTGCTCCCTACGCCCCTCACGGATGCTTTCTTTTCCGATTTCAACCGTGAGCAGATTCACAACATGATTATCGACTCGGTCCAGGCCAAGACGGGCGTGAAAATAGAGCGTCAGAATGATGCGGACCTACAGGCTCTCATGAAGCGTGTCTACACGAACATGGCTCGTGACCCATATAGCGACGTGCGTGGGCAGGTGGACGCCATGAACAAACAAACCGTCAAAGAGGCGACAGCCACCGTCACGACTGGCGTCCTCCAGCAGCTCGTGTACCTGCGCGACATCTCCTCGAACCCCGTGCCCATGGCCGCTCCCGTCAGCACCAGCACGTACGGAAATAAAATGCCATACAACAGCAAGATTGCGTTCTAGATGCGCTCCCTAGATGACATCCTGATAGGTTTCTTCATATTCTTTGCAATTGACCGTGCTATTAGACTCTTCAGTAACGCGGTCGTAGAGCCTTGGGCTCGGACCAAGACGGGCGACGAGCACAGGGTGGAAAACTGGAAATTAGGTACAGAATTCCTTTTACTTTTGGCCGCCGTCTTTGTCGTCTTCAAGATGCGCCGTTTCATAGGGCGCCTGAACAAAGCTTAGAGACGTCAAGACCTTGATTTACAATGAATAGGTTTCGTGATGAAACTGCTGAGCTGTGCAAACAGAAAGGGTGGGACAAAGCTCCAGTAAGCATCGTATGGATGTTACTGAACGAGGAGATGGGTGAACTAGCCTCGAGTATTAGACAGAACCAAAGGATATACAAAAAGACGGGACTCAAGAAGGACCGGGGGACTGACATAATGATGGAGATGGGTGACGTGTTCAGTTATCTTTTCCAGTTGGCCCATATGTTGAACGTGGACATGGACACGATGTGGGAACTTCACCGACAAAAGGTCCAGACAAAAGTTTATGCTAAAAATAATGTAAGCGTATGTTAAGATGGCTACGGCCGCTATGGCGTGTGATGACCTGAGCATCAATCGCTTCAACCCATACACGTGGTCCGGAACCTTCGGTGTTTACTCCGACGGGTTCCCGAGCACGATTCCTATCGACGGTTCGTACACCACTGAAATTAGCGAGGAACCCACTATTTACATGGATCCTCTTGCGGGTACCGCGGACCCTAACATGAACCTGGCAGGCCCCATGTACTTAAAGACGGCTCAGACCAGCCCCGCACCTTTCCGTGGTTTCCCAGCGCGCAAGAACGAGTTCCCAGACGGTACTGTGACGTGGATGCGCCCAGGGCAGCCATGGAGCTGGATGGGTGGCCACCGCGCAGCCGATGACACATGGACCGCGGGAGCCTTTAAGGCTCCCGACCTCTTAATTTGGCTCGTTCTCATAGCTCTGGTCGTGTACCTGTTTTCACGCCTCAAAAAGTAGAAACCTTGGGCGCCACCACCTTGACTAATTTCTTGGCTAAATTCTCTTTTTCAATTTTCGACCGTTCATCCAGCTTGGGGCAAAAATGAACCTCCAGCTGGATGCACTTGGCACAAAAGTTTCCGGTGCACTCACGACACTTGAGGAACCTGTTCTTGTGCGGGCACTTGGGTGGTTCAGGCTTGGGTCCAAACACATCCATATACGCCTCTTCAGGACTTCTCATCTATTACTAACTCACAAGCAATTTCATTCTTAAACTGTAGAGGCTCGTCATCGACCAACTCACATAGTCCCTGGGCGCGGCCCTTGACGATGCGGTCCCAGACCTCTTTCATGGCTGGCAGGTTCTTTTGGAACCACTCACGGTCACGCTTGACGCGGACAACCACAAACTCTTCAGCCTTTTTTGGTACAGTGCCTTCGGCACTGGCTGGTCTATACTGAATAAAGTCGCACTCTTCAAGGTCCGTAATCTCAAGCTGAAGCTGAACTTGGGGCCAATAGTGCTTTGGGACCTTGGGCTCGATCTTGCGAGTCAGAGGGCATTTTATCTCGATCAAGAGCCCATCCTCGGTGACACCATCAGGCGAGGCTCCGAGCCACTCGTACTGACGGTGCTGAACCAACCCAATCTCATGAGACTTGCGCCCGGTCCGTTGGTCATACAGGTCACGGACAAGCGGCTCGAGCGCTGTACCGTGTGCGGTGGCTGCGTTCCCGGCCCACTTGGTTCTGAGCACCTTTTTCTTCACGAGCGAATCGGGGGTTTCAAAGTGGTTTTCACCAAGGGCACTTGCCACGTCACTTGCCGTGATCATCTGATCACGGAGTGCTAACCATTCCTCCGATCTTTGTTCGGCGTATTCAGCCGCAAGGAGCTCCTTGGCCCTCTCCACTACGCTCACGCTTCGGAGGTCCATTCTTGTTCTTAAATCGAGGGTCCGTCTTAAGTACAATTTCGGCCGCATTCTGCTCAGCCTGTTTCTTTGTGAGTGCGAAACCCGCTCCACATTCCATGCCATCGACTATCACCGTGATGAAAAACTGGCCATTCGTCTGACCGTCCACGCGATACTCTGGAAGGGGATACTTGAGAGCCTGACACCAACGCATGAGCTGGTCCTTGTAGTTGTCATCGACTAGCGAGGTTTTCACTTTAGTAAAAACATCGAGCACAAACTGTTTGGCGTGAACCATCCCAAGGTCAAGGTAGATGGCTCCTACAAGAGCCTCGAAGACGTCCTCCATGATGTGCTCATTGTTGTTCCAGCCGTTTCGCTCACCCTTTTCATCCATCAAAATCAGCTTGTCGAGTCCAAGTGTCTTTGAGATTTCGCAGAGGGTCTTACCCCGGACCATCTTCGTCCGGGCCTTGGTCAAAAACCCCTCCTGATGCTTTTCATATTGGTCAAATAGATGTTTTGTGATTATAAATCCAAGGACAGAATCGCCCATAAACTCCAGAGTTTCGTACGAACCAGTCAGTCCTGAGTAGCGCTTCAGTGCTGACTTGTGCGTAAAGGCCCGGCGATACAAATTTATATCCTTAATTTTCGTCCCGACTAGAGCGTTCAGGGTTTCACGTGAAAGCTCGGGTGGGGAGACGGACTCCATTTTGTTTTGTATTACATTACACTGACACTTTTAAGCCTCTGAGACCGAGTCCGAAGCTCCCCTTCGCGACTGGAACTCGGACTCAGGCAATCGGACAACCTAAGCAGTAGGCTTGGCCACCTTTGGGCGAAGCTTCTTCTCCTTTGGAGGGGCATCAGCCGGGGTCTCAACCTTTGGCTTCTTCTCGCGTGGCTTCTTCTCGGTCACCTCCTTGATGTAGTGGGGATTGATATACTTCTGGATGTTCAGGAAGGTGATCTGAGTGCCCTCTGGTGGCTGCAGCAGGTCCTTCAGGGTCGCATCCAGGCTGATGTTCTGACCAGCCTTCAGGCCCTTCTCGGTCACGTAAGTGTTGATACGAGCAGTCACCTGAGACCGCGAGATCTTCTCATCAGCCGCCAGACCCAGGAAGGTGCGCAGCTTGTCCGTCACGTTCAGGGGCTTGTTGAAGCCGTTGTTCTGGGAACGGGCAGCCTGCTTCTCACCCGTTGGGTCCTCAAAGTGCTGGCGAATCTTGCGGATATCCTTGCGCAGAGCCTTCAGCTCCTTGGCGAGCAGCTCGAGGGTAACTGGAGCATCAGGGGTGGTGGCCATTTCTACTCTACACACGAGGCCCATCTTTAAGCCAGGGATGCGATAGTCAAAAACACGATGAGCAACATCAAAAGCGGAATCATCATTCGCTCCCAGACAGTCTGATACCGCGTGTCAGGCGGTTCATAGTCTGAAGCCCCTTTAGCCCTAGTGGGCTCGTCACTCGTGGCCAAGTTCACGCCAAATCCAGGAGGCAGTGCCGTCCCAGACGATGCTCGAAATTCGTTCTGAAATTGAAGAATAGAAGGCATGTCTGGGTTGGTGTTGCATCGTGGAACGCAACATCCTGAATCACACGGAGACACCAGGCCGTTCTGGCGGTTTATGTAGGCGCACACCTGTGACCCAGGATCGACCGGGTTCGAGAGGCACTGACACCCTTTGCCGATCAGGTCGGAAGAGCAGTAACTCATCTACTATTAAAGAGGAAATTAGTTCCTAATATAAATGGAGTACGCGACGCCTCAGAAGCTTCCAGACGGCCGTTACTTTCTGAAGATTACTGGGGCCCGTCATCAGGTGAACGGTCTGATTCTCCAGGACTCCCTTGCGTCCAAGTCAGTCAACTTCAAGACTGAGTCTAAAATTTTCTCCGAAATTGATGAGCAGATCTTGGCTCAGGCCAAGCAGTCCAAGCAGGAGTGGTTTGGCAAGGACCTGAGCGACGAGACCATCCAGAACGCATGGCAGGAGAGCGTCACTGACGGCGTTCTGGGCGCCTCTCTGGCAACCGTCAAGGGTCAGGTGGTGACTGTGGCTTTTGACACGCGCAAGAATCCAGTGGAGCTCCAGGACATTCAGCCCGAGACGTCGTGTGATGTGGTCCTCGAGCTGTCAGGTCTCTGGTTCCTGAAAAAGTCATTCGGTCCCATCTGGCGCGTGCTCCAGGTGCGCGTCCGTGCCCCTCCCAAGGCTCCAGAGTTTCCCAAGGATTATCTCTTCTCTGACGAGCCAGCCGACGAGGTCGAGGACGACCCGGCGGACTACCTCGACTAGTGCCCAGTCCCAGGGTCCAGCCCGTCCTTCCCACCCAAGTCCTTCGGACTTGACCTTTGAGCCCAAAAAAATTATTGGTAACTTATAATAATATGGATCGCAAGGGACTGGCAATTCTTTTCCTTCTGGCCGTCATTCTTTTCCTGCTGTTCGCCCCCAAGGTCAGTGGCTTCCACCCGGCCAAGAACGGCGTTATCAGCGGCTCGAATCTGGACTCGTCGATGGCTGCCGCCCCAGCCGCCACTTCGTACGAGGGTGGCGACGTGTCGTCCGCCAGCCTGATCCCCCGCGAGGTGGTTCAGACCGAGGACTTTGGTCAGTTCAGCCCAGACAAGATCATGTCGGGCCAGAACTACCTGGACCCACGCAGCCAGATTGGCTACCCAGAGACTGTCGGCGGTGTTCTGCGCAACGCCAACCAGCAGTTCCGCTCCGAGCCAATCAACCCCCGCACTCCAGTGAGCATCTTTAACCTCAGCACCATTCCCCCAGACACCATGCGCCCCAAGTTTGAGATCAGCCCTGAGTATCAGTAAGGGAGTTCCGCAGGAACTCGGACGAAAAGTTCGCGTCAAGCTTCGCTTAAATAAGTGCTTTATATTTAGTAGAAAATGGACTTTAAACAGGCAATGACTGAGTGGGTCGCCCTCAAGGCCCAGTTGGCCGCAGCTCGCAAAGATCTCAGCGTTCTCAACAAGCGCGAGAAGGATCTTCGCCAGTTTGTGACGAAGGAAATGAAAGAACGGGAAATTGATACCGTAAAGGTTCAGGACAAGGTCAAGGTGAATTTCAAAACGAAAAAGACCAAGGCACCAATCACCAAGGATGTCATCAAGAAGGGTCTGAACACCTTTTTCGGTGGTAACGAGGCTCAGGTTGAGGGTGCGTTTCAGGCTATTCTGGACGCTGCGCC